TCACAGAATGTAACTGTGGGTGACGTTAATCAGATCATCCTATCTCTTGGTGGTGTGATACAAAAGCCAGGCACAGACTTTACTGTATCAGGTAGCGTATTGACATTTACAACAGCACCTGCTGCCAACACAAGTTTCTTTGCAGTGTTACTAGGTTCAGATAATGGCGGAACGGTGACACCGACTGACGGTTCTGTAACAACTGATAAAATTGCAGCTGACCAAATTACAAAAGCAAAACTTGCAGATAGCATAGATGTTTTTGCAGGCACATCACTTAGTGCTGCTGATTTAGGTTCTGGTATACATATTAAAACTGCTGATAGTGGTGCTAGTGTATCTAGTGATGCTGATGAATTAATTCTTGAAAATAGTAGAGCAGGGATGTCTTTTTTATCTGCTACTGATAATTATGGTATTATTAATTTTGGTGATAGTGGTGACAATAACATAGGTCAAATGCTATATTATCACGGAGATAATAGTCTTTCTTTTGTAAATAATGCTCAAACAGGATTAAAGTTAAATACAGATGGTGAAGTAACTAAGCCACTACAACCATGTTTTAGAATAGGTAGTGGAACTCAAGATAATATACCAGTTACCACAAACAACGATGTAGTTTTTAATGTCGAAATTTTTGATATAGGAAATAATTTTGGATCAAACACATTTACCGCACCAGTTACAGGTAAATATTATCTAAACGCAATGTTTAGAATAAATAATCTAGATACTGCTTCGAGTTATCTTCAAGTCGTAATACTTGGTTCAAATAGAAATACAACAATATTTACTTTAAGTGACATAAGTGATCATATGAGTGGTGATAGCGAAATAAGTTTTAGCGGTGCTACTATTTTAGATATGGATGCAAATGACACAGCAAGTGTTAGAATTAGAATACAAGCAGGCACTGCACAAGCAGATTTAAATAATGATGGTAGTTATTTTACAGGATATTTAATTGGCTAATGATGAAACAATCAATCTTAAAGGAGGTTAACAATGGCTGATCACAAAAAAGAAGTAACATTAACAGATTTACAACAAACAATTCTGTCTAATGATTTATACAACGACACAGATAATGCTGGTCTAGATGATTGGATACAGAAAGCAGTTGATGGAAAAATTAACAACTGTTGGAAACGTATGCAACAAGAGTGGACAACTAAGTTGATGAATGATGATTCATTTACAGATCCTATTCCATCTAACCAAGCAGACTTTGTAGCACTGGTCACGGCTCGTTCTGATTATAAAAACAGAAAAGCTCGTGATGACGCGAATGGCATGAGCTAATGTTTGGCGTTCGCTCATTTGCAGCAACAACGTTTGCCAGCACAGGTAATGATGAAAACTTCATCATTATATCTGGTAATGAGCTAACTACATCTATAGGCGACGTTACAATACTAGGTGTTGCCGAGCATCAAGTAACGGGCAACGCGATTACAGGCTCTACAGGTTCTGTAACAGTAACAGCTGGAGCAACAGTCACAGTAAGTGGTAATGCTGTTACAGCGACAATTGGTGATACAACACTTAGTGGAGACGCAAACTTTGCGGTAACCGGTAATGCAGTCACATTATCCACTGGAACTGCGGTTGCAAAAGCAAATGCAGATGTAGCAGTTACAGGTAGCCAAATCGGCACAATGGCTACTGGAACGGTGACTATTACAGCAGATTGCGTAGTTATACCTACAGGCAGCTCGATCACTGTATCGACAACAAGTGCTGGTGTAATTACATGGAATGATATAAACTTGAACGCTAGTCAAACATGGACAGAGGTAGCAGCATAGGATATAAATAATTATGGCATCATCATTTTCTACATCACTAAAACTTGAAAAAATGACAACCGGTGAAAAGGCCGGTTTATGGGGCACGGTCACTAATACAAACCTTGATCTAGTAGAACAAGCTGTAGGTGGCTATGTTGAGCTAAGCTTAGCATCTGGTAACCAAACACCAGCTATCAGCGATGGAGCTGCATCAGATGGTCGTAACAAAGTCATAAAGCTTACAGGCACACTATCAGCTAACAGACAATTGATATTTCCAGACTCTTGCGAAAAGACATATCTTGTAATCGATGGCACAACTAGAAGCTCGAGTCACTATACAATAACAATTAAAACAAGCTCAGGAACAGGTGTAACAATGCCTGTTGGATCTACGATGCTTGTAATTGTAGATGGCACAAACGTGATTACAGGTATTACACAAAAAGGTTACGTAACCACAACTAACGCGTATACAGCTGTAAACGGTGACCAAGTTATTGTAGATACAAGTGCGGCTGCTGTGACAGTTACATTGCCTGCAAGTCCAGCTGTTGGCAACGAGGTGCACTTTTTAGATGGTAAACTCAGTTTTAACTCTAACAACTTAACGATTGCCAGAAACAGTCAACCAATACAAGGTGTAGCCAGTGACTTAACTGTCAGCACAAACGGACAAAGTTTTACACTTGTATACGCAAATTCAACAAAAGGTTGGGTCAAGAAGCACTTTGCTGGAACGTAAGAGGTTTATATGGCTCTTATTGACTTTAAGATTTTACCAGGAATAGATAAACAGAATACAACCAAAGGTGCAGAGAACCGTTGGATTGATAGTGATAATGTGCGTTTTAGATATGGCTTACCAGAAAAAGTTGGTGGTTGGTCATCTCTCGTTGATAAAAGCATTGTTGGCGTAGTTAGAAGCCAACACCCATTTATTGATAACTCAGGTAATAGATACGTTGCATTAGGCACGGATAAGTTTTTACTATTATACTTTGAGGGACAGTTGTTTGACATATCACCATTTGATTCAGCAAGACAACAAACAAGTTGCACACTTGCAACAACAAACGAATCAACGGCAGTGACAATCACTACAGGATCAGATCATTCATTAGAGGTTGGTGATATAATTTTACTTGACTCTGTAACCTTGCCTAGCGGAACGGGGCTTAGCGCTTCAAACTTTGAAGATGCAAAGTTTATGGTTAACACAGTTCCTAGTCCTAAAACATTTACAATCACATCAAGCGCTGCTGCAAGTGCAAGTATATCAACTGGTGGTTCTATGACTGTAGAATTTTACACAAAAGTTGGACCACAGATACAAACATATGGATACGGTTGGGGTGTTGGACAATGGGGTGGAACTGTTGCTGGAGCTACAACATCTACAATAAACGAAGGTGGCACATTTAGTGATAGTGATACAACTCTAACCCTTACAAGTGCAGCTGCTTTTCCAAGCTCTGGCACAATACAAATAGGTAGTGAGTTGATAACATACTCTGGTAAGTCTAGTAATGACTTGACAGGACTATCAAGAGGTGCAAACGGCACCACTGCTGCATCACACTCTAATGGTGCAACAGTTACAAACGCATCAGACTTTAGTGGTTGGGGCGTTGCAGTGCCAGCGGATCAAACAACACTAGAACCAGGACTTTGGTCACTAGATAACTTTGGTGAAGTGCTGATAGCGACCATTGCAAACGGTGAGACTTTTACATGGAACGCTGCAGCGACAGACAGACTAACTGTTAGAGCGTCAAAAAGCACAAGTGGTTTTGCAACCACCAATAACCCTACAGCATCAAGATTAACTTTAGTGTCGCCTACTGCTCGTCACTTATTACACTTTGGAACAGAAACAACAATAGGCACAGCTAGCACACAAGATGACATGTTTATACGTTTTTCTGTGCAAGAGGATATAAACACTTACACACCAACATCAACAAACACAGCCGGCACACTTAGATTACAAGACGGCACAAAGATTGTTGGGGCGTTAAAAGCAAAAGAAAGTATCTTGGTATTTACAGATAATGCTCTGTATACGATGAAATATATAGGATCACCTTTTTATTTCAATCTAGAACAGGTAGGCACAAACTGTGGTCTTATTGGTCGTAACGCAGCTGTTGAGGTTGATGGTGTTGCGTATTGGATGAGCTCAAAAGGTTTTTTACTATACGATGGAACTGTAAAAACACTGCCTTGTTCTGTCGAGGACGAGGTGTTTGATAATTTAGATACGACAAAAGGACAACAAATATCAGCAGGACTAAACAATTTATTTTCTGAAATAATATGGTGGTATCCTACAGATAGTGATTTTAATAACAGAGCTGTGTCATACAACTACGCAGAGTCAACAGGTGTTGCTGGTGGAGTTTGGGCGTTATCTACAGAGGCAAGAAGTTCGTGGATGGATGCAAAGATATATGAAAGACCATATGCAACTAAGTTTGATACATCAGGCACAGGCACATTTCCTACAATATTGGGTGAGAGTGGTCTTGGACAGACAAAATACTTTCAACATGAGATAGGAACAGACCAAGTTAATGAGGATGGTTCTGTTACAAAAGTAACATCAACATTACAATCATATGATCTTGACCTACAATCACAAGCTGGTGCTGGTGATTTGTTTGTATCTGTCAGCAGGTTTATTCCTGACTTTAAAACATTGAATGGTAATTCAGACGTAACACTATCTGTAAAAAGATTTCCGTCACAGACAGAAACATCATCAACTAATAGTCCTTTTACAATAGACTCTACAACTACAAAGAAAGATACCAGAGCTAGAGGTCGATATGTAAATGTAAAAATAGAAAACAAAAACGAGAATGAGTCTTGGAGATACGGAACACTGATGTTAGATGTAAGATCGGATGGAGCTAGATAATGTCAAGATTAAATGTTAGATTACCAGAACCAAAAGAAGACTACGAAGTTACTACACAAAGACAAATTAACAGAGCTGTAGCTGGTTTAGTCGAACAATTAAATACAACATACCAACAAGTTTTAAAAGATGAACAAGAGCAGGAGGCCTTCTTTCTTTCATAATGTCAAATAGTTTTAAAAACTCAAAAGTAGATCTTACAACCACGGACAACACAGTTCTGTATACTGTGCCAGCGGAAAGCACAGCGATTGTAAAGTCCATACTTGTATCTAATGATGATGCTAGTAATGCGTGTGAGATAACTGTAACACTGTTAAACACAGGTAATACTGTATTTAGCCTGTTTAAACAGAAGGACATATCTGCTAAAACAACAGTAGAGTTGTTGACCAATCCCTTGGTCATGAATGAAGATGAAGAGTTGAAAGTGCAGGCTGAAAATGCAAACGATTTGCATGTCGTCTGCTCGTATTTAGAAATAAAAAGAGAGTTTCAATAAGGAGGAACTATGGCATTTGAAGAACCAGGATCGGTAGCATACCTATACGAGGGCGATAAGAAGATAGCTCAAATAAAGGTTGACACTACTGTGGTATTAAAAAACTTAAAAACAGGCAAAGAATATAACTCTGATGCTGAGGGTGATGCTGATGTAGACGACCCAAATACAGAGACAAAGAGGGAAGATATATCAAGAAGTGTATATATAAAAGTCGCTAAAATGCCTGCTGTTGGGGCAGAATCTTAGTTGCATTTTATGGTAAAAGACAGTAAATTGAACAAAAGCCTTATATCAAGCCTAGGCCACTTGCATCATTACAATATAGGAATATAAGGAATGCCCTTTCATAAAAAAGTAAAAAAATTAATTAAAAAAGCGATACCAAAAGAGATAGCGCCTTTTGTGCCTGCTGTTGCAGGTATGGCTCTAGGTCCGATAGCTGGTGGTTTTCTTGGTGGTATTGGAGGCACACTGGCTGCAAAGGGTGGTATCAGTGCAGCTCTTGGAAAGGTGTTATCTAATCAAATGGTATCACAAGGTTTGGGTAGAGCGTTGGTTGATGTAGGCACACAAGCTCTGACATCGGATCGTATATCTCCGGCATCAGCTCTATTGTCAGGTGGACTGGGTGCTTTATCAGGTTATCAACCAAATGT